CTATGGGTCGCTACGGAACGTTTGATCAATACTGCGAAATGGTTACGGAATGAGAAGAATGAGCTAAACCCGAGTAAATCCTCGTTGAGAAAAGCACACTGGCTGTATAAATCTAACGGCGATTTAGTAACAGGAAAGCCAGTAAGAATCCTGCGATACTTTGCATACTTTCCTAGTTTGACCGCAGATTTAGTTCTTCGAGCTGTTGCGTTTTTGACTGTTGTACTTTCATCGATTGCGAAAAGTGGTTGTTTTGCGATCAAAAACTTTTCCGCAAACCCAACACCTTTTTTAGTGCTGAGTGCCTCAACATTCATAACAAAAATAATCAAGTCTGGCGTAGCCTCAAACAAGCTCACCAGCTCTTCCTTTTCCTGTTTGTTTGGAGTAGGCGTCCAACACACAATACGATGGTGAATGTGGTCAGGCAGGTGTTTTGGTATTTCAATGTTAGCCCAGTTTTTATAGACACCTTTTGGCGCGATAATGAGCGCTGAATCAATATGACCATAATCGTAAAGGATGGCCATATTATCTATCAACACCTTTGACTTACCTGTGCCCATCTCCATAAAATAAGCAAACTCATGCTTGTTCCAACTAGCCCCTAACGCGGCTCGCTGGTGTTCAAACGGTTCGGTTTTGAAGCGATATTTGTTTTCCATAACTTTCTTATCTTTCTGAGGTAATAGAAGTTTACCCCGTTATATATAGGCTATAAAGTAGTTTTTCCTCTCAAAGACGAAGTATTGAGGGCAAGCTGAGTAGTTGCCAATAAGAACCAATATTCCCGTTCACGTTATAGCTCAACGGTTTGACAAAAAAATTATTGGCATATTGGTTATTGGCTTCCGGAGGATAAAATTTTTATAGCTTTCATGAGTCCTATAATATACTAATAGGGCTATAAAGTAGAAAGGAGAATAAGTTGTCATCAGTATACGTTGTTCAAGAGGTTCCAGGAAGAAATATTCTTGGAGCGCGTTCTTATGGTGATCTAAAGGTTTTGCTCCCTCCCAACACAAATATCGTTCTCAGCCCTGCGCCGACAGTTCGTAGGATAAAAGAAGGGCTGAAAGACTTTTCAAGTGAGGACTACCTTTTGTTGATGGGTGACCCTGCCGTCATAGGGTTAGCCTGTGCCATCGCTTCACAAATCAATGTAGGTAGGTACTCTATATTAAAATGGGATAGGATTGAAAAAGACTACTACCCCGTAGAGATAGATATACACTCAGCTTCCAAAGGAGTAATGGCATGACCGAAGTCAGCAAAGAAGAAATACTTGAGTTTTTTGAGGAAACTCCAAAGGAGTTTGAAAACACCACTTTGGGCCGTATTAGCGCACTGTCAAATCAAGTTATTGACCTGGATCGAGAAATAGCGACACAGGAAACTATCCTCAAGTCAATGAAAGAAAACCGCCGTCAGTTAACGGAAGACCTTATTCCGGCAGTCATGACTGAGCACGGCGTTGCTGAAGTAACACTCGCAAACGGCGGCAAGGTATCAGTGAAAAAGTTTTACAGTTGCACGATACCTGCAGATAAAACTGAAAAGGCTTTTGACTGGCTTCGTGCCAACGGCCATGACGGTTTAATAAAGCACCGCCTAACTGTAGATTTTACCCGTGATAGAGATGACCAAGCCCTCCAAGTTAAGAAAGAGCTTGAGGAAAAGGGGCTTTATCCAGGTGATAAAGAATGGGTAGAACCTTCCACTCTCCGAGGTTTTGCGCGGGAACAAATCGAATCAGGCAATGAAGTACCGCCTGACGATTGTTTCAATTTGTTCATAGGAGAGCGAGCCACTATTAAATAGGAGTAAGTGAGCATGGCAAATCAAGTTGCGAAAAAAGAGGACGCTCCTCTTGCCATTTCTAACGACGAGCTCCTTGCCTTTGCAGGGCAGGGTGTTGAAGACCTAGGAACAGATGACCTTGCGATTCCGTTCCTGAATATAATTCAAAGTAACTCACCGCAGTTGAGTAAGCGGGAAGGTAAGCATATTGAAGGCTCTGAAGTAGGTATGCTGTTTAATACCGTTACTAATGAGCTGTTTGATGGCGAGGAGGGCGTTGGAGTTATTCCCTGCGCTTATCAGAGAACGTTAGTTGAGTGGGTTCCTCGTGATCAGGAAGGAGGCTTTGTAGCTTCTCATGACCCTGAGAGCGGTATCCTCGCGCAAACTACTAAAAATGAGCGAGGTCAGGACGTTCTTTCAAACGGAAACTACCTTGCAAACACAGCGTCTCATTACGTTATTCTTCTTAGCCCGACGTATGGCCCTACACAGGCTGTGCTATCCATGACGTCAACGCAGTTGAAGAAGTCGCGTAAGTGGAATACGCAGATGGTTTCACAAACCATCACAATGCCGGATGGTACTGTTAAGCCTAAGCCAGCGTTTGCTTCGGCATACATCCTCAAAACTGTACCCGAGTCAAATAAGCACGGTAATTGGTACGGTTATGAGATAGGTGCCAGAAGGGACGCTTCAGCCGAAGAGTTCCAAATAGGAGCGGCATTTTACAAGGCCGTGATGGCGGGTACAGTTAAGGCTGGAGCGCCGGAACAAGAGGGGGCTAGCGACAACGTTCCATTTTAATTTAACAGGTGACAGGTCAAGTGACAACACTAGAAAGATTTATAGAAAGGTTCTCTGGGCTTGATCGAGCTTATGGAACAACTGAAGTTGTAGGTTTACGAGAGGACGGAAAGAAAAAAGTAAACTCATTCGTTCAACACGGTGAGCCTACAGAAGTTCTGTGGCAAAAACACTTAGCTGGTGAAGAGCCGTCATTAGGCATCATTCCAATTACTGATGATAACAGTTGTCGTTGGGGGTGTATTGACATAGATGATTTCTCACTTGACCTGAAGTCTGTTAACGCCCGAATACAGGAGCGTGAGTTCCCCTTGATACTATGTAGGAGTAAGTCAGGGGGAGCGCACCTCTTTCTTTTCACTAGCGTTTACGTTCCCGCCAGTCTAATGAGGGTAAAACTTTCTGAGATGGCGGCGTCACTTGGTTTTGCGTCAAGTGAAATATTTCCTAAACAATCAGAGGTGTTGTCTGAGCGAGGAGACACAGGAAACTTTTTGAATATGCCGTACTTCGGGGGTGACGACACTACCCGATACTCACTAAATGCGGAAGGTAACGTTAATACGCTTGATGAGTTTCTTGACTACGCAACGGAAAAACAGCTAACCGAGGAAGAGCTTGAAAAATTCAAGGTTATCAAAAACGAGAAGCAGGTTTTAAAAGACGGCCCCCCTTGTCTTCAGTTCTTAGTCACGCAAGGGTTTCCTCAAGGTACAAGGAACAACGGCCTCTTTAATTTAGGCATATATGCTAAACTATCTGACGCTGATAACTGGGAGGCAAAGGTAGAGGAGTATAACCGAGAGTACTTATCACCGCCGTTAGGCTCATCTGAAGTGCTGACGATACTCAAACAGCTACGGACTAAAGAATATAACTATAAATGCAACGACCAACCTATCTGTTCTCATTGTAATTCAGGGGTGTGTAAAACGCGCAAGTTTGGCATTTCTCCGGCAACTGCCATGCCTTCGTTTGGTTCACTGACAAAACAGAACTCAAACCCTCCTGTGTGGTTTCTAGATGTTGAGGGCAGCCGTCTAGAAATGATCACTGAAGACCTACAAAATCAAACAAGGTTCCAACGGGTTTGTATGGAAACAATAGATAAAATGCCGCCTAAGATGAGTGACCGAGCATGGCAGGGTGTGATTCAAAACCTACTTGATAATGTCACTATCATAGATGTACCGAAGGACGCTTCAATAGAAGGCCAGTTTCAAGACCTGCTGGAGGCTTTCTGCACTGACCGAGCGCAAGCTCAAACCCGAGAGGAGATACTGTTAGGTAAACCGTATACGGAAGATAACAAAACGTCCTTTCGGTTATCTGATTTAGAAGCGTACTTACAAAGACATAACTTCCGTCAGTTCACACGGCCTAAGATAACCGCTCGGTTGCGTGATCTTGGCGCTGAACACTCAGGGCAAAACATCAAAAATAAATTTGTTAACCTATGGGCGATACCTACGTTCGATACACAAACGGACCCATTTGATTTACCTGATTTTAAGCAGGATGACCCTATATGAATATAATTATTGGGCCACCTGGAACAGGGAAAACAACAAAGCTCCTTTCTCTTGTTGAAGAGGAGCTTTCTTCCGGCGTGGATTCTAAACAGATTGGTTACTTTGCGTTCACCAATCGTGCGGCAGATGAAGCAAAGGAGCGAGCGTATGCCTTATTTGATTATAGCCCTGACGACCTACCTTATTTTCGCACTCTACATAGCCTAGCGTTTCAGATGCTCGGGCTGAGTCGTTCACAGGTATTTAACGAAGAGCAAAGGAAAGACTTTGGCTCATTGATGGGTTTAGAAGTTACGGGTAAGTCCTCTTTTGAGGAAGGCACGTTTTCGTTCTCAAAGAAAGGTGATCAAATACTCGGAATGATTGAGGTAGCGCGAGTACGAGGCATACCCGTTCGACAACAGTGGCAAAACGCAGATTCTGATATTGGCTGGTTTGAAGTAGAGCGAGCAGAGCGGGGGCTGGCTGAGTTTAAAAAGGTTCGGAACCTGTATGATTTCACGGATATGCTCTCTCTTTACTTATCAGAGGAGGTTTCCCCAAAACTAGAAACAATATTTATTGATGAAGCGCAGGACCTGAGTTTTCTACAGTGGCAAATGGTTTTCGCCCTTGAAAAACTTTGTAATAAATTGTATATCGCCGGAGATGACGATCAGGCTATATTCCGTTGGGCGGGAGCAGAAGTAGATAATTTCCTTGGACTGTCGGGTAATATTGATGTTCTTGAGCAGTCGTACCGTGTACCTCAACACGCTCATTTCCTTGCAGGGAATTTAATTAACCGTGTATCAAAACGAAGAACAAAGCACTGGAACCCACGCCCTGATTCAGGCACTTTATCGTGGCATTCAGATATAGAGCATATTGATATGAGCGAGGGTGAGTGGTTAGTTCTTGCTCGAAACAACTACCTTCTCAACCAAGCTGAGCAACAATGTCGTTTAGAGGGGTTCTTCTATACAAGAGCAAATAGAAAAGGCGTAAGTGATAGCTTGTTAACGGCCATACTTGACTGGGAAAACTTAAGAAAAGGCGGCTCGGTGGTAGCGGGTCAGGTCAAGCAAATCTATAAATACATGACAGCAGACCGTGGTGTTGCGAAAGAACATAAATCTTTGAGGGGCGTTCTTGAAGAGCGGCAACTTACTCTGCAAACAATGTTAGCTAGTCATGGTTTGCTCACTACAAATATATGGCATGAGGCGTTTGACAGGGTTTCTGATAAAGAGAAACAATACCTGATAGCTTGCTTGAGACGCGGTGAAAAACTGACGGCGTCTCCGCGTATAAAAATATCTACTATACACGGTTCAAAAGGAAGCGAAGCAGACAACGTAGTTGTATTAACAGACATAGGTCAGAAAAGTTGGCTAGAAATGCAAAAGCAACCAGATGACGAGATCCGCGTGTTTTATGTAGCTCTGACAAGAGTGAAGAAAAACCTTCACATCATACAACCAAAAACGACGAGGTCGTTTATATTTTAGATATATTTCCGCTTTACCAATAAACCCACAAAGGCTAAAATAAATTACTGTTTTCACTATAGGAGTTGTAAATGTCTGAAAAGCAGACGAGAAAGACGCGGCTATATGATAGGTCGCAAGTCATCAGCTTAATAAATGACGAGAACCCTCGCAGAGCGGGAAGCAATCGTTATCTTATCTTTGAAGCCATTCGTGACGGAATGACTGTTGACGAGTTTCTTGCGGAGGTTTCTGAGTTTAATGGAGGTACAAAAGACCTTCAACTTCTAGAGGAGTCAGGGCACGTTGCCGTTTCTATTTCAGAGCAAGCGGCGGCTGTTGCTCCCGACCCAGTAGGATTTTCGCAAATGAATACGTAACTACCTCCCTGTTACTACCTCCCCCTTCGGGGGGAGGGCTTTTTTAGAAAGGCATAGCGATGCAAGAAGAAAGTATAGAGCGATTTTTTTATTGGGTTGATGAAAGAACAAAGATCCAAGAGCGGAAAGACCGAGGTGACCCTTGGCCTTGGACTGACGACCCCATTCTTCGAGAGTATAAATTTACAAACGCTTACCGCGAGCGTGATAAAACCACTGTATGGTTCCGCGAAAATATACGCGATCCGTTGCAGTATGAGCCAGAAGTTTATATGGCAACGGTCATATTCCGTTGGTTTAATTTAATTGAGACTGGCGAAACATTAATCAAGCATAATCTCCATATTGATTGGGATAAGGAGAAGGCAATAAAGGCTATTCTCCCTCAAGGTAAATGGATAACTGGCGCGTACATGATAAAAAGCCCAACGTCAATGAATAAAGTTCGTGGGGTATGTGAAACGATAGACAATGTCTGGAGAGACCGCAAGAAATTCCTCGATAAATGCCCTTGGCCCTCGTTAGAAAAAATGAATGGGTTTCTAGAGGGCTATCCTTTCCTTGGTCCTTTTTTAGCGTACGAACTGGTAACAGACCTACGCCATACATTTGTTGGATTCGCGGCGAACGACGTGCTTTCTTGGGCTAATGCTGGGCCAGGAGCGATGCGCGGATTAAACCGTATTCACGGGCGAGATCTTAACTTCACTTCAAAAAGACACGACTGGTGTTCAGAAATGAGAGAGCTTCTCAAACTTTCTTGGATGCGGGAGGGGCTTGATTTTGAACTACGCGAGATAGAGCATAGCCTCTGTGAGTACGATAAATATGAGCGGGTACGACTAAAACAAGGTGCGCCCCGTTCCAAATACCACTATAAAGGAGAAAGCAAATGAAAGGGACAGAACAAGAAAATCCGTTTGGTTATGACTCTGAGCAGGATGACGCGCCTCCTCCGATGATGATCACTGGGGGACCGTCGCTTCCCTCGATAACCAAGCGTAAGTGGGGGACTTACGAAATTTTATTGGAAACACCAACGTATGTAGTCAAAGAACTAATCATCGAACCAAGGCAATCAATTAGTCGCCAAAGGCACTACTACAGGTCTGAACAATGGATTGTTCTTGAGGGAACAGGAAAAATAGTTTTAGAGAATATGGACTTTACGTGGCATAATAAGGTGCAACCAGCAAGCCGTATCAAAATAGACCCCATGGTGTGGCACTGGATTAAGAACACAGACCACGAAAAACCGTTACACATACTTGAAACATGGTTCGGGCCTGTTCTTGAAGAAAGCGATATAGAAAGGGAGAAATTTGATGAAACTACTGTATCTGAGTAGGTCGCGATACGGGGGGTGGGTTACGTTTACAACGCACCTATACCACGGATTAGTTGGCACAGCGCCGTTGGGCAATCATGAGATGTCACACTCAAAAGACCACGAAGTTATTCGTATGACGACGCGCACTGAAAAAACGTACAGGAATATGGGTAATCATGTTCCTTATAGAAACGTAAGTGAAGAGGATATTCTTGAACTAGAAGGTCCGATATTGATTACGGCTCTTGATAAAAATCATCGAAAGGTGGCTATGGAGTTACTTGAGAAAGGGGCTTCAATAGTTATTCATGACCCTACTGAGTTGCGTAACCCTGAGTTCCGTGATTTTATTTCGCCTAGTCAAGTGATCGTTATTCGTAAGTCCATGCTTGAGCATATGCCAGAAGCAACTTACATACCGCACCCATACATGGCGCTAGGGATCACAGACCCTTTAAATTTCCGTGAGTGGGAAGAACGACCGAACCACGCTATGAGTATTTCAAGGCTTGACTTTGATAAAAACAGCCACTGGCTTTTAGAGGCAAACAGAACGCTACCCCCTGAAAAGCAAATCATTATTCGTGGCGCAGAAAACAGGATGTATACGAAAACTAAAATCCTTCCTAAATACCCTGAGTATATACAGGATAGTGACCGTGAAGATGAGGACAAGGCCACCTATAAACTTAACTTTCGAGGAGCGGTCAATCTTTGTAGGACCGCTAAGTTTATGACAGATTTTTCTGTTATCCATGGTGATGGTGGCGGTACGCAGTACACGTTCCTTGAGGCTATTGATGCGGGGGCTATCTGTTTAATACATCGTGAGTGGATACGGCCTAATGATTCAATGATTGATGTTGGGGATGATCAAAACTGCCTTTCATTCAAAACTCATGAGAACCTGTCAAACTTTTTAAATGGAACAATGGAGCCTAGCGTGGCTACGTTTATTCGAGCGAACGCTCAAAAACTGTTGCAGCAACACAACGCCGTTGATATCGCGCAAGAGTATGTGAGGGTGGTTTAATGGAAAAACAGACGCCACCATTTTGTATCCAAGTAGAGCTTACAGAGGGGTGCAACTTAGCCTGTTCGTTCTGCGGTATCGCGGGTATCCGGGACAACGGTGCGAGTGGGCCGGAGAATATACGGGGGAAAGGCTCTCCCCCGTACAAGTTTCTGACGTTAGAAAACGCAGACATACTTAGTCGAGAAATTTTAAAGGCGTGTGATGAGGACGGCTGGAACCCTCGTATAGAAATGGCTATGCACGGAGAGCCTACAATGAACCCAGACTATTTAGAAATAGTTCGGCTCTTACGAAAGGCTCTGCCAAACACTCATCTTCAAATGACGACTAACGGTGGTGGATTGTTAAGGGGTGACCTTGTCACTAACATCAATGACCTTATGGACGCAGGGCTAAATGTTCTTTTGTTAGATAACTACGAGGGCATCAAAATTTGTGATAAGGTTGTTGATGTTTATAAAGGGCCACACCCTCTTTTATTCTACCCTCAAGATAAAAAAGCAAACCCACACCGAAGACGAAAACCTTCAGAGCACGATATAGTCGTGACCCAAGATATATCAACCGCGTCTCAGGGTAATCATGCAACAGTAAATAATCATGCGGGTTCAGCGTTCCCCCCTAACGATAGAGCAGAGGGCCGCAGATGCGCTAAAGTGTTTAGAGAAATATCAGTTCGTTGGGATGGTTCCGTAGCCATTTGTTGTAACGACTGGCCTGGATTTTACAGGTGCGGAAACGTTGTAACTATGGAATCATTCAACACGATATGGCAGGGAGCGGCTTTCCGTGCCGCAAGAAAAAAATTATACCATGGACAGCGAGATTTTGGCCCATGTGCTGGTTGTGATGCGTTAAGTTATCGACCAGGATTATTGCCAGACGCTAAAGGAAAGGAGAATTATGATGAACCCACTGAAGATGATCTCCGGGTCATTGAACACGCCCTCAAGGAAGGCCCGTACACTTCTGCAATCCCTCGTCCGTGGAAACAATGAAGTGGCTACGGTATACGCCCGAAACGTTTCAGAAGCACTGTATGTCGGGCTAGACCTTCTTCGTGAACGGGGTGAGTGGCACGATTCGCGTTCTGGTAGAGTCATTGAATACCCTACTCCGGTTATGACAATATATAAGAGAC